GATTAATACTATTTCTTTCATATTATTTAATTTATTCCTTTATTACAAAGTTCTTTATTATCTTTAAAAGGGCAATATTTACAACTATTAAGAGATGGGTTTGGTTCATGAGTTATATCTTTATAAGAACCGTTTGTATTAAATACACCTTCTATAAAACTTGTTACAGCGTTTACGGCTTTGTTCATTTTAACTTTACCAGATGCTGGTTTAAATTCTTGGATTCTAGATAGTGGAAATGGGGATTCAGCCCATATTTTACGTTTAACGATAAAGAATTCAATATCAATTTTATCAATTTCAACTCCAAATTGTTTAGCAAAAAAGTATTTATAGAGAATTAATTGAAATTGTTTTGTTTCATCTTTTTTCTCATAATCACTCCAACCCTTAGTAGATGTTTTAATATCTAGGATTTTAAAACTATTAGTTGGTTCATGGTATAAAACAACATCTAAGTAACCTTTATATAAAACATTACTAAATTGAGGTAGTGGGGTTAAAACAATAGGAACCTCACAACCCACTAAATACCAACCTCGTTTACCAAAATGACTGCCTCTGTTTTTCTTTACAACTTTAATAATTTCAAGTCCATCTTCAAAAAATTCTTTCATTTGGACAGGATCACTAAAGTGTACTTTTTTATTTGACTTATAATCTTTTAAATATGTTTCTCTAAAACGTTCCTCAAAATAAGCATCTAAATCAATTCTGTCTGCTTCGGCACCACTTATCTCGTATATAGTTGTTATATAATGTTGTAAGGTTTCGTGTAATGCCGTCCCGAATGTCATATGGATCGATGCTTCAGACGTGTAGTGACCGTCTTTATACTGTAAAGACCATTTATGTGGGCAGTTAGTATACATTGAAAGTTGACTATACGAGATCGATTTTTGAGTCGCATAATTAACCTCATTAATAGGTTGCTTTTGTATTTGTTTTACAATAGCAGGTATTTTTTTCTTTTTAGCCACAACTTATGCCCAAATGGGTTTTTCTAATTTATACTTTTCTTCAAAAATTTTACAATCTTGTACACATACTGTATTTATAAGTTTATTATCTGTAGAAGTACTATGGTTTTGATAATTGGTATAAAATTTTTCACCAAAATAATTATAACAAGGGTATTTACTATAATAAAGAAAATAAGTATCACCACACCACTGTTTTAATTCACTAGGGATAATAACATTATTATCTTTATGATTAAAAATTAAAGAACCCCATCCCCCATCCATATACCAAACTTCTCTTTCTATAAAACCATAAACATTAGGTTTACAAACTGTATCAAATTGAGTTTTATGCATTCCTATAAATCCCGATTTAGGTCTAAGCTTATAAAAATGAAGAACATCATCTATTATAGATGTTGGGAATAATATATCATCATTACATAAAGCATAATAGTAATTTTTACTATTTTCAGCTCCATAATTCCATGCTTTATTACAAAAATCATTTTTTGTATATTTTTTGATAATTAACTTATCAGAAGATATATTATCTAACATTCCATTATTTGGAGCATTTTCATATAAAATAATTTCAGTAACTAGTTCACAATCCTCTAAATTTTGAATTAATTTCGATAATTGAGGTGCTTTATATACTGTTGGAATTATAAAACTAATCATTAATATTTTCTTTTTAAGATAGTTACCCCTTGATTATTAGCAAATTTTTCATAAATGTACCAGTTACGATTTGAATATAAAAATTCTTCAATTGCTGGCCAAATACCTTGGGTTCCACTCATATCGTTAAAATCATAGTATTGAGTGTCATGAAAACCAATATACTTTTTAGCTTTATCAGCATGGCGGATTAATTCACCTTTTACTTGGTCATAGGAATGCCATGTATCTAAAAATAAGAAATCACACTCTTCAATTTCATTTTCAAGAGTATTTTCTTGTCTAAATTCAAAACTAATATCCCATTGTCTAGCTCCAAGATAAACTTCATTTAAGTTAGAGCCATGTATCTCAGGATTATCAATATCTATACTAATAAGTTTTTTATTAAATGGTCTATTTGACCAATTATTTCTAGCAGGATCTGATAATCCCATTAAAAATCCCCAAGTGCCTACAATCCATCTTGTTCCTAGTTCAACAATAGTATCACATTCTCTAGCATAACGTCTAAATGTTGGGAGATGTTCATTAATATCTGATGGTGAATTACATAAATAATGATATTTTTCGTCAATAATTCTTCTATTCCAAGGTTCCATAATTTATTTTCCTTTTAATGTTTGTTTTAGTTTTTCAAGATACAAAATACCATCTTGTAGTTCTTGTTGAGCATGTTCAATCCAATCTAATACAGATAAATCTTGTCTATCAAGGGTATTCCCATATTTTTCTTTACCTTGGGATGCTCTAGAGATAAAACTATCAACAATAGAATCTACTACTGAATCTGTTTTTATAACTGTTCTAACTTGAGGGTGTTTCCCTACAATTCCTAAATCGCTGTTTTTTGTCATTTAACTTCTTTTAATAACTTTTTTATTTCCTTTTCGTCAACCCCTGATTTTTCAAGGATTTGTTCTACTCCGGATTTTTTTAATAACTCAATATATTCCTCTGCCTCACCTAACGATACTGTAAAATGATTGGCAATGTGTTGTAATAATTGTTCGTTTGATTTTTTACGTGAACTTTTCACATACTTAAGGAAAACATTCTTTTTAGGTAACATATGGCAGTAATATTTATAGGTTTTTTCTTTTTCGGGATATGGTATCCTTTGGCCATAATTAGCAACCTCAGTATACTCCTCATACATACTAACAAACCGATGAACCATGTAAGAATTAAACGAATTTTGCTGGTCTTCTGTAAAAGAAGACCAAGCTGATTTCGTTGTTGTTATCTCTTTAAGCCAATCAAATATTGTCATTTGATTCTTCTTCGAATTCGGCTCTTAATTCTTTAGGAAGCAATTCTACTAATACATTTCCTGTTTTTACATCATAAAATACAGGTACTGGAATAACTCCATCTTCTGATGTACCTGTTACAAAACGAGATACTTTACGTAAAATAACTCCTTCAGCAAATACTTGATTGCCTTCAGGTGATGTGATTGCTCTAGTGTTTTTAATGTCAATATTGACATTCATTTGTGGTTTGTTATTCATTGTTTTCTTTTTTATGTTTTTTCCAATCTAAATAAAATCCGGTAGCAACTAATATATTCATACCGAAAGATGCTATTATTTCTTTAATATCCTCATATACATTCATAGTTAGATGAATATGTCCTACTGCCCAAAATGGAATAGATAAATTACTAGCTACCCACATTATGAAAAATAGGACAAATTTTCTCATATAACTCTTTTACTTGAAATTAATGACAAGATTCTAGATATCAAAGCCATTGTATTAATTTCTTTATCAATTCTAAAATTAGAATGGTATTGGTATTCTTCAATATAAATTACTACTTCACCAACACTTAATGGAGCATATTTTTCTACATTGTCATATAAGTACCTAAACATATCTTCAAAATCACTTACATTTGAGTCAGCAATTATTTGTCTAATGTTATTAAACGATTTAGCTGTTGGTTTACATAGTTCCGCGAGTACCTTGTTTTTGTAGCTATTAGACACTAATATACTTTTATCTACAACTATTTCATCGCCATTAACACTCATTTGTAGTGTGTTAAGCATTTTACGAATATCAGGATAGTGTTGATTAATAACTGATTTTAAATCATCAGCACTACAATCAACTTCCTCTTGTTTAAAGACATTCATAATATGATAAGCAATCTCTTGTTTAGAAGGAGGTACAATTTTTAGTACCTGACAACGAGATTGTAGAGGATCAATTACACGTTCAATATAATTACAAGTTAAGATAAAACGAGTTGACCTTGAAAATGTTTCAATAATATTACGAAGCGCTGCTTGACCCTGAATTGTAATGTAATCTGCTTCATCAAGAATGATTACTTTAAATGGTTTAAATGAAGCAACAGAGGCAAAACTTTTAACTTTTTCTCTAATTGTATCAATTCCATTTTCATCACTAGCATTAATGTACATATATTCACAATCAAGATTGTTAACAATAAGTTTTGCTAATGTAGTTT